CCTTCTTTTTTACCGCCAAAGATACCACCAAGACCGGAGCCAACCAGACCGCTAAGACCGCCTTGGATACCGCCCATAAGAGAGGCACCGCCTGTGAACGGAGCGGCAACCAGCGAGGCTACGCCAAGGATCGTGCTAAGAGGGTCGCCTGATTGCTTAGTAGTGGTCTTTGAGTCTTGACCGATAGAACCTGGAGACAGTGCCCCTGAAGCGTTGGCAAGAGCAATGAGCTTGTTGTAAGGCTCTTGATTCTTACGCAGCCAATCTTGCGATCTAAGGTCCAGATCGCCTTGTTCACGCTGACGCTGGGACACGCCAATACCTTCACGGGCAGCAGCATCGGTAAGACCGTAGGCTTGTCCGGCTCCGGCTGCTTCCATGGTTCTACGAGCGTTACCCGAGAGACGATCAATCTGGCCAAGCAAAGTAGCAAGACCTTGATTGTAGTTGTCAGCCATACCACGGTAATAAGTATCACCAATGGTTCGCTGGGTATCTGCCATGTTAAGCCCTTCAAGGAGGCCTTGACGCGATCCACCGAACGCACCGCTTAGAGCAGATTTAGATGAAATATCAAGAGCGTTACGTTCACCTTGTTCACGAATACGGTCCAGAGTCCTGTTAAGGACTTGTTCCGTGAACGGGTTCATGTAAGCACTTAGTTCATCTTGTGTAGGAGCACGTCCGGACATTTCCATGGCACGAAGCTGTGCTTCAAGACCTTGATCAAGAGCGCCTTGGTAACGACCTGTGTTATCCCGGACTAGCTGGTAAGCGGCGAGTTCATCTGGTGACAGACCTGCGGCCCGTGCGAACGGGTTATCTGCCGTTGGAGTTCTGTTGATACCAGTGGCAAGAGAAGTCAGTTCGTTGTAAAGACCTTTTAGCTGGTCGGTGACAACGGGACGTGACTTGGTTGATTGAGTGGTGGTCTTGGAACCCATGGTGTGTTAAGCAGCCGCCTTGTTGTAAATGAAAGAAGAACCTACTCGCTTTAAGCCACGATAGCGGAACACACGATCATAGACAGCGAAGTTAGTTTCCGGCGAAGCAATGACATCGAAATAAAGAGGAATGTTCGTTACATCAGACACATCTTTGAAAAAGTTCATAAGAAGTGTTGAAGCGTTTGTTCCTCTGTAACCTTGTTCGACATAGAACAGAATGTTGTTCCACGTCTTTTCTGATGTCCACCACATCTCTACTTGAGTAACGATACCGATACCGGCAATCTTGTCGAACTCGGAGTCGAAAACTACAACGCCATATGCTTGTTCAGTGTCGAGTAGTTCCCTTAGTTTAGCTTCACACACCTCTCTGTTCTTAGGGACAATAGCTGTAATTTCGTCGAACTCTTTAATTGATTCGATATAATCACAGATAAGATCAATGTTGCTTGAATCGAAACGTTGGAGGGCTAAAGCCATGGTGTTATTTACTCTCCTTTGGCATTCTTACTTTACCACCAAGAAACAGTTTAGCCATTTCTTCTGGTTGAGATTTCTTTCCCATTTTCTTTACCCGGACCTCTTCGACCATTTTAGAAAGAATCTGTGACCCGGCTTCTGAGTTACCATCCCCGATCATCGAAACCACATCTGCCGGAACTACAAACTCACCTTCACTTAGGGCTGCTGGTTGCTGGCCGTCGATCATGGCTGGAACGCTGTCTTGCATACCTGTGGACGGATTTGCTTTAGACAAACCGCCGAGTAGTTTGAGAAGGGATTTAGGTTTAAGATTAGGCATGTTGCTATTTTTGTTCCCGTGATTTTATCGTAACAGTTGAACGGTTTGCTAGGGGTTTTGGCTAGTTGATTCGACCATTGTTCTTCAGAGTATACAGCAAGGTAGCCAGATTGTCTCTGACTTTAATGAGAGAAACAGTGTCACCGGCAATAGATGTGCTTGTTGTAGTAGTCGATGTAGTGGGATTTATAACCCAAGTGTTGTTATTGTTGTTAAACAAATGGTTAAAGTTCTGCTCAATAGCTCTGGTTAAAGCGTCCAGATAATCTTTTAAAAGACCGGGGTCAGAACAGTCCCTTAACGTAGGTCTTGGAACACGAACTTGAGACTTGATATTAGGATTAGTCACAGTTATCTTTGCCCATCAGGCTTAATACGAAGTCTAGTTTTACCGATCTGGACGTTGGAGTTTAAGCCAGATAAAGAATACCTCATTTCCATTTGTCGCCCACGTCCTCTGATATAAAGAACAGGTTTACCTTGTATTGAGAACGGACCTTTATAAATCTCTTCTGTTGCTTCTGGATATTTCTTGAAACCAAACTCTACTTTGAAATCGCCTTGGACATACTTATAATCAGGGACGTATTGATCAATCAACATTATGTCTGTGCCATCGTCAATATCGAAAAACGATGTGTAAAGAAGAAACGGAAGTTCTGCTCCGTCCGCGTCTGATCCCACTTCATGGAAATAGGCCGTTGTGCTGGTATTCGTAGCAAGGGGACGAGAGAACACAGACGCATCTTCCCAAGTCGTCCTAGGCATGATTCCGTCATACCAAAGACCGTCCATGAAATTGTAGATAATGTAACGGTCGTTTTCCTCGGAGTCTCTGCTTGGGTAGAACCAGCAGATTTCCGAGAACTCTGCGTTCACACCACAAAAAACCTTGAACGCTTGTTGTTCGTTGATACCATCCCCAAAGTTCTTGTTGAAAATGTTATCGTAAAGAGAGCACTCAAGTTTTTGAACTGTGCCATTATAGACAAAGAAACCGGCTTTAGACATCCAATAAACAGAACCGTTAACGTCTCTTGCCGCTTGAGGACCGATGAGACCACAGTTAGCACCAACCTTTTCCAAAGAGAACACGTAGTCACCGCCGACGTAAGTTTGGCTATAAACGCCAGTGTCTGTGAACACCACTGTCTCTGCCTTGGTTGTAATAGCTCTGATAATTTCGTTACCGTCTTGAATACGAATCTCACCAGAGGCGTTAGTTACGGCAGGGTTAAACTGTGTGTAGTCCTCGTTAGAGGACCATCTTACCAGAAGTGGATCGAACGGACCGTTGTATCCAGAAGTGCCGTAACAGCAAAGAATACGTGGTGGGTTGATAACGGCAATCGAATTAGCCTTTGTCGGTGCCCCGGAGATTTGCACAGCCCTTTGCCCGGTTCCAAGTGTTCTGTCCCACAAGTAAATACCGCCACCACGGTAATTGGAAATAAGGTCTTCGCCCCAGTTCTCCAGTGTCCATGTTCGTAGCGAAAGCAAATCGGCTGACGATACCGGAACACCGACACCCCAACCACCTCCTACGCCGCCCCAAGGACCGCTACCCCATCCAGACGCCACGGTGGAACTGGACCTGCCTGACGGAATAAGGAATTGTAACGAGATGGACGTTCCTACAGCAGCAACAGTTGATGTAGCGGTCACACCTGAGTTAAACATGAAATTGTTAGTATCGGCTGAAACCACAGCCCAAACAGAGTTAGCAGTAAGAGGAATACCATCGACATTAACAGAAGTATTTACTACAAATCTGTCCCCAACTGCTGTTCCGTTATTGTTAAGCGACACTCCTACATAAGTAGAGCCTGACGTTGACGAGAAAAGGCCGTTTGCTACTACAGAAGTGTAAACAGGTGTGATGTCTGTGAACGTTGTTTCGTCGTAAATACTTAACTGATCGGTAGTTCCAACGGCAAACCACCTGTCACCTTGTAAATCGGACCACGATTGACTATCTCGTGCAATACCGATGTAAGAGGCAGATGTGGTTACTTGTTGGAACCCCCCCATTTTCTTTGGGTTGCCGTGCTGGAACCTCGCCCATTGGCACGAGACATAAGACCCCTCAGACTGATAAGGAGCATCGTTCTTATTAATCCCCGGTCGGACATTTATGACTTTGAGTAGACCCGAGGAAGTCACTTGACGTCCCCCCTTTTAGGTATATTTCTGGATTGGGATAAGTGTATAGGACTGTGGCTCACCGCCAGTAATACCGATGGGGTGGGTGTGCGATCCGGTAAGTGTGTGTGTGTGACCAAGGCCCCCTCCCGTATCGGTAGTTGACGTTCCGAAAGTATCGAAACTTACTCCATCGTCAAAACCTGAACCACCACTAGAGTCAAGAACAAGTTTGTTACCGTGATTGTGTGGTGGAATCTGTGCTACTGTAAGAACAGTTGAGCCTGTGTCACCACTAGCCGGTGTTCCGATAGATACGGATGGGGCTGTGGAAGCTGTAGAAACACCAGCCGTTCCTGACATTTTGAGGAACGAGCCGTAAAGACTTGACATAACTTGCCAACCGGCTGGAACCGAGGCAGCAGAATTAGGCCAGAAGTTGACTGTGCCTTTTGGGACTACACCAAGTTTACGGCAACGAACACCATCCGTGTAGAACGAGAACTGCTCGTTAGGAGCCACGGTCACACCAGCACCCACAGCCGCAGCGTTATTTACAACCACAACCTGAGTGTTAGTGACTTTTGAACGAAGGGCGTAAAGTTTAGTTACTGAATCGGGAATAAGGACGCTGATCTGTGCGCTAGGGGTTCCTTTCAAAACGAGGACGGCGGAACGCGCTTCGTCACTGGCACCGTTAATAGCGGTTAAAGTGACATTGGACCCACCTGTGACATTAACAGAAGTAATGGCAGCAATAGCTTGGTCAAGAAGATTGTAGTTTTTATTAGCAAGGTTCGCCCACCCAGAAGAATAATCGCCTTGTGCCGGTTCTTCAATGCGAAGGTTTGGGGAATAAGTGCTTACCATGGTTTAGTTTTCCTGTTTAAGTGTGTTGACTTGAATATTTGTTGAATACGGACCTTGGCCTTCATCCCGACGAGCACGTCTGGCCTCGTTGTTCACTCCAGTCATTACGTTGACGTAAGATTGCTCGTGATATTGCTTTAGCTCCCCGTTACGAGCGTAGTCTGCCATGTAAGACATAGAGGCGTGGAACAGAGCGTCTGGCATCCACTCAATATAAGTGTTGGTTTGATTTCCAACAGATAAACCAACAGGCTTGACGACATGTGTTACGTCGATAGGATAAGCGGCATCTGGAGTAGGGCTTAGAAGAAACTGGGTGTTAGAGTAGTCAGCGTAATATTTAGGATTACCTACAGAGGTATTGGCGTAAGGCCAATATTTCTCACAGAACGATGTAGTGTTCTTGGTAAGGTTCCTGAGAACTCCGGCTGAAGTCGTGTAACGAATGGATTTACCAAGACGATAGCCGGTAGGTTTGTTAACCAATCTGTTGTTAGCCGTAGCTGTGACCGTCGATGTAACTTCGATGCCTGTGAAGTCTGTCTCTCGGAGAAGCCTGAACTCGGCATTGGCGATGGCCGTTGGGATGTAGTTGGCCGTCTCCGTGGAATCATCCTCAAGAGCTTCCTGGATTGCCGAAACAAGCGTGGTGAACGAAACGATACCGTTAGCCATATTCTTTAATCTTCATACCCGAACGGGGCCGATTGCCAGTTAAGCTCGTTCGGCCAAGTTGTAACGCCAGACGCAGCAGAGGTGCCGGTCTGAATGATGTAATCTTGGTCCCAAACTAGCACATAGCCATCTTCCGTGGCTAGGTAATAAGGCTGCGTAACGGCTGGGTTTGGATCGGGACGTGCCCAACGTAGAGCTATGGCATCTGTGCCGACAGCCGGATAGTTTTGTGGGTGGGCCACCTTGGACCACATTCCATCGTTACAAGTGTGGCAAACTTTCCACCCTGTCCCAGGTTCCGCAACAAGAGAACCCCAAGGCTTTTTCCATCCACAACGGTCGCAGATAGCTTTAGCCCATCGCCCTGTGGCGTAGGTTTGTTGCTTTCCGTTACGTGCCCGTGTGAACTGCCAAGAATCTGACAATTTTTGTTACCGTCCATAACCTTGATAAAGAGTCGCAGGACGGATGACATAAGAAGTCAGTTCTCTGTCTTCCTCGAAAGCAAGCCGTAGTTGTTCGTTCCATTCGTTTTTCAAGAACGCCAGTTTGTTCAAGTCGAATCCTGGCATTTTCTGCGCCATGTAAAAAGCAAGACCTGCCGTTACACAAGGAAGATACCGTCTGTGAATATCTACGCCTTGATACATTTGTGTAATGTCGTCAGGGTCTTCACAAGCGTAATAACTGATTTGGTAACTTGCCACAGTATCGGGACAAGGCCACACTTTCAGTGTAATATTATTAAGGTTCTGGACTGTTGTGTATTGAGTCGGCTGTCCTGTCGTTCCTTTTGTGGCAATGTTCTGATAATCGAGGAACGAAAGACGGTTCATGGCAAGGTCACGCCCCGATACCCTGACAACAGGACCAAGGACGTTTACAGTTCCTGCACTGAGAGTATAATCGGCTACCGAGGCAGAGAGATTGATCACCTTTTGTTCGATTGTGAACAAAGGTTTACCCCTGTTCATAAGGTCTTTTAGAACAAGGTTAAGCGAGCGCATACAAGAGTCCACTTCTTCTGCGGACGTGAACTTGCCTCCGACACGCTCAAGAGCTTCGGTAATCAGTTCGTCTACTTGAAGAGACCACGATTTAGCGTTACTGGATGCCACCATTGTGTTATACCTCCGGCGAACAGATGAACGATCCTTCGACCCACATCTGGCTTGTGCTTGTGAACTGGCTCTGGTTTAATTGAGAAGAGCCACCAGCCCCGTATCCAAAAATCTGGATAGATTGGTTTGAGATTCGTAGACCCGGTGGGTAAGGATTGATGTTAGTCAAGTTCGAGAAAGCAGGAACTGTGCCGCAAGTCTGATAAGTTGTTGTCCTACCGTAACTTTGTGCAACAAACGGTATACCTTCCACGGTAGCTGGTCCAGTAGAATCACCTTTGTTCGTTAATTTAAAGAACCCTTTGAACGAAACGTTCTGTCCTGATTTAGTCCAGATACCTTCTTGCTTCTCGTAAGTCATCCCGGTAGCAGATGTTCCAAACGCAAGAGATGGTGTCCACGTTCCGTTAGAAACATTGTCGATTGAGTAGGCTCCGGAAGTTCCCACTTTGTAAGGGGTTACAGACCACCCGTCCAGATTGTTGTTGGACGCTTTCCAATCCACAGCCCCACTCATGTCGATGGCGTGCAGACAAGAACCACCTTTGACTGTGACGTTGGACAGGTTATGGCCTGTTCCGCCTTTAAGATGAACAATAGAGCCTGTCCAGCTTCCACAAGAAACTGCCGTGAGGTTAGTTAGGTTGATATAGTTAGGGAATGCGCCACCACCGTCGTTAGTAGCGTAGAAAGCCGTGTTACGACACCTTAAAGCTGTATTGGCATCGACACAGAACAGGGCACCTTCACCTGTAATAGCGTAAGCAATGTCTCCGTCTTCGGCGTGATTACCGATAATACGGACTTTACCGACCTTAGAATTTGAATGGTTGGCGTTAACAATATATGAGCAAGAACCTCCTCCCGAAGTAGAAGCACCTTTCACAGAGTTACCCATGAACAGACAATCGTAGCTTTCTCCGCTTTCTCCCCAAGTTCCTACGCCCGTGAACTGGAGAGCTTGTCCAACCTTACCGTTAACGTTACACCCGATAACTTTTACTACACCTGCCCCATCCCAGTGATCGAACGCACAGTTGCCTGTATAACCTACAGTAGCCGAATAATCGCAGAACAGCGTCCTTGTGTTCTTTGTGTTAAGAAAAGCTGTGCCGTTCTCTACATCCTTGAATTTAACGTTTTGGACAAGAACATACTCAGCCATTCTTGTTCTGATAGCATGTGCTCCACCGTCCATAGGAGAAAGACGGCTACCGTCTATAAACAAATTCTCGAACGTGATATTTTGGTCTGTAATTACTGACGCGGAGTAGTTGATATTTCTGAAAAGCGGTTCCATGTAACCGCCTTGCCATCCAGATACGTTCACTCTGATCTTCGATTGCTCTGGAGAATCACCGAGAAACTTGATGTTGCTCCCAAAGAAAATAGTATCTGTCAGCTTTGATGCGTTAGGGCTACTTGGAAAATAAACAGTTCCGCCACCAATTGCAGAACAAGCGGCTACCGTCTTTCTGATCGGGTTCGTGTCGTTGCTTACACCATCTTGTTTAGCACCAAACCACCTGACACTTAACGGGCCTCGGAACTGTCTTATCGCCCAGACAGTCGCCATATCAAGTTGAAAAATAGTGCCGTCGTTGTCTTGGCCGGGGTTAGTGTCCGTTAAAACAAATAAACCCTCGCAACCATCCCCAGCAGTGTATCTACCTTTTAGATAGACAATAGAGCCGACAGAATTAGGAACGAACGCTTTTAAGTCTGCAAGTGTATCAAACGCGATAATGGGATCGTTGTAATTTTGGACGTAATCGTCTATTTGCCATAAAGCCGTGATCTTTGTATCACCATCTTGTGTGCAAACAAACGTCTCATCTCCGGTTAGAACAGATACACTAGGAAATGTCATTTTGTTAGGATAAACTCACTCCAGCCCAAGCTCCTGCGCGGTAAGCGTAAAGCTTGGAGTTCACAATATCCATGACGATAGGAACTGTTCCACTCTTAGTCGCAGGGACACCGCTAGGGACACCGGAACAAGATGGAATATAGATAAACCCGTTGGTTGCGTTCGTAGCCAAAGCTGTTCCAGAAGACCACACAAAATTTCCAAGATCGTCGTAGTACCCTGCAAGAGACCAAGCCACGTTATTACGTCTTTTTGCGAAACCTAGTTTTGTTGCCACGCCCATTCCATCATCAATACATTTGATGTTGAACCCATACCCACTACCGAACGTGGAAGAGAGAAACTCCATACCGTTTTGACCGATAACGGATGGAGTAGTTTGTGTGAACCTAAGTTGTCCAGGACTTGTTGGTGCGGCAGAACCTTCAGACACAGCGTTGAACGTTACAATTGAAACGTTGGCTACGCGGTCGATATACATATCACCAGTTATCGAAACTACGCCATCAATTTTCACATTTGAAGAGAAGTTAGCCGATGCCGCCGATACTTGACCCGTGACCACAAGAGAACCTGTTGCCGTTTTACCGGAAACATTAAAATCAGTTCCGACACTTGCAGTGCTTACAACTCTAAGGACTCCGGTCTGGGTTGTGCCCGAGACGTAAGCATCTCGGTTGACATACAGGTCTTGTCCGACACTTGCAGTGCTTACAACTCTAAGGACTCCGGTCTGGGTTGTGCCCGAGACGTAAGCATCTTTGCCTACAAACAAATCGTTTTCAACAGAAAGACTTGAAGTAATTTGTCTGATCTGGTTGGCTATTGCAGTCTTGGTGACACCGCCTTGGCTGATGACAAATTTGTCGTTGCCGTTAATCGAGGAGGCTATAGGTAGTTGGGTAATAGAGCGGGTTGGAATGTCAGCCACGGGCTACCCTCTTTAATTCCCTTTTAACCGTAAATTACAGAACGAGCGTTACCTGCTGTACCTGTTTTCACAACTCTAAGCTGACAATAAGGCACTGAAATAGTTCCAGGTGAGGTTAGTGTGGCGCTTACCGTGGCAATCGTGAACACAGCAGCCCTGTCCGAGGTTTCAAGTCGGCCTTGGATTTGAACCCAATCACCTGATTCCAAAGAGACCGAGTAAAGAGCACTATAGATGTTATTGTATTTGTTATCCAGTTCAACCCAGTTACCGGCACCTGCTGCTGAGGTGTCGAGCAAAGTTTTCTGAGAACGTGTGAAAGATAGATCGGCCATTTTAGTTTTATTGTTCCTCTTTTTTATCTGGATTTTACGTTAAAGCGATAAAGGTTTGCTACCCGTAGTAATTGACAGTAGCTCTGGTAGTAGTTCCACTTTTTACTGCTAAGAAAAAGGGCAACCATTATTAGTTGCCCTTTAATCTTTAGCACTGTAATCCTTAGTTTAGCAAGGCTGACTGGGGTGGTGTGGTCTGTTACGAACCGGCAGAACCAATCCAACCGCGCCAATCACCCCAGCCGAAAGCGTAACGCTCACGAGCCTTGTAACGCATGTTGCCGGTCGTGAACTCACCTTCCATGGCGGTCTGTAGTTTGACACGGTTGAACATGATCGTGCCCATCGGCACGTCGGTTTTGACAAACCAAGCGTCGCTGTCGGTAAAGCGGGTGTTCGTGAAGAAACCGCGTGGGAAATACTTACCTTTCATAATCGCGTTGATCTGGTTTTGGTTGGTGACACCAGTAGTCGAGTTGGTGGCGTTAACCGTGGTGTATTCGGTCTGTAGGATTTGCATCGCCGTAAACTCGTTCTCAGGGGCAACGTGCAGGCTGAGGGCCTTGGCGTTGATGAGAATACCACGATCATCGGTCATGCGACGAATGCGGATGATGGCGTCCTGAAGAGCAGTTTCCGAAAGGTCGCCAGTGATGACGTTTGACTGGTTAACACCGATCACTGAGGGGTGCGAGGCCGAAAACAGGGGCTGGCCATCGCCGCCAAGACGGCTGGTTGAGAAGCCAAGGTTGAACACGTTGGCAGCCTTGGTCTCCTTGGCAGCCGACATGGACCGGCCAAGCTGTTGAGCCTGGAACATAGCCTTGGTTTCATACAGGTTGTCTTCCATAGCCTCTTCAGTGATCTGGAAGCCGAGAGCGATGGTCTCCATATCCCAACGAGCCGTGAAAGTTTCCTGAGCGTCGTCAAAATCAACTGCCGAGCCTTCAGGCTTGGTAGCTGCAATGCCGAAACCGGTCATCATAACCTGCTCTTCAAACGCACGAACCGAGTTCTTTTGTTCAAACAAGACTTTGTGTTCGCCAGAGTTTTCGCCGTAAGAAACACCAAGAATGGCGTTCAGACCGGGAACTAGCTGCTTGGCAATATTAGCGCGAGTAATAGTCATTTATTTATTCTCTTTTAATCCTTCTGGTTTACTGTAAGGTTAATCGCGGGCATAAAGATGCTTGGCAATGATAACCTGGATACGAGTAAGTGGTGACTGCCAAGTGTTGCTGAGGTCGCCATCGGAAGTCTGTCCTGCTGAAACACCTGCGCCGACTTCGTTATCGTAAGTCACAACACCTGTAATACGGAAAGCTGCGTTGGTAATAGAAGTACCAGTGCCTAGCGACACAGCAGCGTCAGAACGCTGACTGTAACTAGAACCAGTAGTATTGTTACCAACCTGTGCGTAAGCGCCCTGAGCAGTCGGAAGAACCGAAGCAAGAGCGGCTACGACAAAGCTTTGCATGGGATCGTCATAGACCTGAGCAATGATACCGTCCCATTTAACAGTATTTAGACCGTCAATTAGACCACCTTCAGATGAAGTACCGGCAGGAACGTAAAGGCTACGAGTGATTCGTTTGGTGACAGGATCAATCCATTTTGCACCAGCGAAAACACCTACTGGGTTATTAAGGTTTGTGCCGGGGCAAAGTGTGCCATCGGTTGAAACTGCAACAAGCTGACCAGAGTAGAACGGAACACCAGTGCCGTTGGCAATACGATAGTTATTAATCTGACCCGAATCGGCTGCACCAACGCGGCTTACGGGAGTTAGTCCGGGCTTCCAAGCCATGTAATTCTCTTTTTTCCTTCTAAGAAAAGAAAAAGAGGCACACTTTGTCTTGGTGAAATGTGCGAGGGTTATTCACCACACGTCTTACCATTAGATCACCAGTTGAAAAGTGCGCCCCGTTTTTTAATTTTTTGGGGTTATGGTTTTACTATTCTTTTTACTCGCCCTCTTTTTTCACCGCAATCCATCTTCGGTTTTTCGGGGCTTACCAAACTTTATACACGAGCGAAATTAAGTTACGCTAGTGTGTATCTATTTTAATCCTCACCCATGTCTACTTCTTGGCCGCCACCTGTGGTCTGACCGAAAGCTGTGTTACGCTGTTTAAACGTAGATTTCATTGAGCCGTCGATACCGTGTTGACGAAGTTCGCCTACAGAACGTTTGATGTCGTTAACCTGTCGCCACGCTTCGCTTTCGTTGTAACGCTTCTGTTCGTCGGATAGTTCGATGGAACGCTTGAAAAGAGCAAGATCGCCTACAACGATGAAATCTTTCGTCTTGGGGTCGCTGCCAGTTTCAAACGTCTCGGAAACACCGGGCATACCGAGGCTTGCAAGCTCCTTGTGGGTAACAGGTTCCCAGCCATAGCGTCTCTTTTTAGCAATGTTTTTCAGATCGACACCTTCAGTCTCAGGGTTGATGATCCGAACCCACCGTGGAGCAAACCCTTGATTCTCGAAGTATTCTTCAAGCTCTACAGGAATGTCCGTCTGAAGCGGAGCGGCATAAGTGGCGAAAGTGGGCTTGGTGGTCTTGTGGTTGGCACCAGCTTTTGTTGCTTGTTTTACCATGACGTTAATTTATCTCTCCTTTTTTTCTTTGCTAAATATCAATGCTTGCCCACTGGCCAGTGGTTCCGCCAGTTTGCTTTTCCCACTTGACCTTTTCCCGAATGTATTGCTTAGGGTCGTCAAACCCAAGACGTTTTGCCATGTCTACATCGGCTTTAGTCACTTTAACTTTCGTCTTACCATCTTCTGTTCGGTAGATTTTAGTTCGCTTAGACGCTTCCGTGGCTTGTTCTTTAGGAGCAACGGGAGAACCCTTTTTAGGTGCAGAGGCCTTATCTGGTTTTGATGCTACTTTATCTTTAAAGCCTTTGATGCTTTTCAGGGCTTCTGTAAGATCGTCATAGAAACCTTCGGTAGCCGGGTCTCCGCCTTGGTCGATAAGAAGCTGGGACATATTGGCTAGAACAAGTCTTTCTGAATCCGAGGCAGAAGAAATCCAAGCGTTTCTCTTGATGAAATCCTCGGTAGCCTTAGGAATACCAGGTTGAACGTTTAAAGGACGTTCCTTTTGGGTCTCCACTTCTTTCACAGGTTCAGTAACAGAAGCGGCCAGTTCTTCTAAGCTGGCTTCAACAGCCATCTTACGAAGGTTTACTTCTTGCAGCTTCTCTCGAAGGTCTTCTTCAGCTACGTAATCGCTTTCTTCTCGTGCCTTGATAATCTGAGCTTTAAGAGTCTTTGACGTTACGTCAAAACGATCCCGCTGCGCTTCAAGGTTTCCTTTAAGTAGAGTTGACTTTTCTTTTGATGACTTTTCGGCTTCTTGACGGGCGTGCTGGAGGGCTGCTCTGGCTTCTGCCAACGCTCGTTGATTTTCCTGTGCTTCACGGCGGAGTTCTTCAATAGTGTTGGTTCGTTCGGCATCGTCACTTCGATTTCCGTCTGAACCGGAATCTTCCACTTCGCCATCGTCATCATCGTCCTCTAATACGGTGGAGTTTGAACCCGAGCTGTCTTCCTCGGTTTCCTCTTCGAGTTCATCTTCATCGTCTTCTTCTGTTTCAAGGACGGTTTGAAGGTTAGAACCGGCGTTCTTTTTATTTTCTTTCCCGGAGCTTTTTGAATTTGCCCCGGCGTTGACGTTGACGTTTGAACCAAAGTTCTCTACCTCCTTTAGAAGATCATCCAGATTATCGAGGCTGATTTCACTCCAGTTTTCATTTGCCATAATGTTTTACCTATTTTTATGCGTGCTTATCGAAAAGAATTGTTTGGTAGTTAGCGTCAATCACGGTCGGATCAGGAACTGAAGCAAGAACGAACGTATCTTTTAGGAGAAGCATCTTGACCCCATAAGCCATGATCTTCTGGCCCGAGTTCCGGCTGTAAACAACCCAGTCACCTACCTTTGCCCACGGTCCTTTGAAATACCCCCAAGGATAGTTCTCTTCACCTTTCTTGCAATTAGGATCGTGCCAAGCAAGATTACCGATCTTGACGATCTGACCTACGTTCTGTAGATAAGCCTTATCAGCTTCAACCTTTGGAGGAAGAATGATCGAAAGCCCCCCTTTTAGTTGGATCGCTGAGGGAGGCTGATAAGGTCGGATAAGGATGTTGTCCCCGAACACCGGAAAGTTGGACAGGTCAGGTGTAGGGATTTCGTCAGGTGTGTTATCGTTGATAGTTTCGTCGTCAGCTTGTCGGCTAAGAGCAGTCACGGCTAAATTTGTTCTCCTTCGTCGTCATCGTCGTCGTCCTTGAAATCGCCTGTCTTGGCTTTCATTTTCAAGATAAGTTCGTTTATAATACGAGAATGTTCCCGTAGTTCGGTTCTGTGTTTGCAAAGGTTGTCGTCAGAGACGGTAAGCATCCCTAGCAGTTTGTCTATGTAATCGTTAAACAAACCGTCGAAAATCCACGAATAGGGTTCTTGCCGTCCTAGCGCGGGAACCTTCGGAAGGTGATCTTGGATTTTCCGAAGGTATCTTTTTTGATACACGAGAAAGGTTAGTCCTTTTTACGTTTCAGTTTAATCTCTTCACTTCTTAACATAAAGTCTTTCAAGAGCGCCAATTGGTCCGTGTCTACACTTGAGGCAGACTCGGCAGCACGGTTTTGTTCCCGAGAAGCGGCAATGACGTTCTGGACCAGTTTCATAAGGTTCTCGAACGTAGCGTTCTTTTCATCCAGTTTCAGTCGGCCTTCTTTGACCGTCGCTTCTTTCAAGACTGCATCGGCAACCTTGTTCTCGGGGGTATCTTGCGTCTTGGCAAGCTGGGCCATCTTGGAAAGCTCCTGGGCAGCTTGAGCCATGAGCATTTCTCGTGACTGTTCGTCAGAACCGACACCCGTGACCATCGCCCCGATCTTCTCTTGGAACGCCATGAGAGCATGTTCACGGATATTAGCAATGATTTGAGGCGAGAACTGTTGCATAACCTTGGAACCGCCTTGATCGGGGTCGTCCAGCCACGATTGTTTGAACAAAATGTGGGCTTGATGGTCTTGTCCCTCGAACGCTTTGATCGGCTCTCCGTTCATAACGGCGAACAGGTCCGACATCGGGTCAAGAGGTTTGGCTTCCTTTACCGGACGGATGATTTCGTTCACGTCCCGTTGAGGATCGAGGTCTTGGATGTAAGCTTTCAGCAGAAGGGGAAAGTCGATGGCAAGAGAAGGGTCAATCCCTTTTGCCTGGATGGCTGCGTCCATCACTGCGTTACCAATCGAGATACGGTGGGCTTGTGAAGAGACGTTCGGGTCGGAACAAGGGACAATGGAAATCTGTTTTGGATCGTAATCTTCCCTGTAAACCAGCCCTTCATCCTTATTTTCAGGAAGATTAACCTCAAACGGGTATCCTTCCTCGTAATCCATGAAATGGTAGTTAAGAGAAGCGATGATTTTCAGTTCGTTCGACTGTGCTTTGTGGTATCTCTTGTAAATGGCGGCATACATCTTGCCAGCAGCTTCTAGCAAAGCCATGGTAGTGCCTACTGGGCCGTAGTTGGACGATCCTTGAAGGATTTGATCGGTAGCGTTGGCAAACTCACCGCCTCTTTGGTCAAGATACTGGAGAAGAGCTTGAACAACAGGGCTAGGTTCTTTAAACTGGTGCGGAAGAATAATATCACGAATGGATTGGCCTGGTGGAACTTCCACATCCCTGAACTCGCCCATCTGAAACGCCTCTGTTGGCCCAGTAATTCGTGGACCTTTAACTTTCAGACCACCTTGAAGATTGGCAAACGTCCCAGAATCGACAAGAGAACGTAAAAGAGCCGTCATAACAAGCTGGACGTTACCAAGAATGTGGATAAGTCCGAACGAATAGAACCCAAAAGATGGGATATAGCCGTATTGGGTGAAATTGTTAAGACGTTCTTTCTCGATTACGTCGTCTTCCAACCAATTTCGGCGGATAGCAAGGACTTTACCGCTTTCAGAGTCCACCGTAACGATGAACGGCACCTTTCGTCCAAACTCGTCTCGCAATTCCGGTTTGTTCTTAAAGTCGTAGTAACAAAAATGCTCGTAAACAAGGAACCCAGTTCCGGTTTGACCACTTTGAACACCCATGATGGTGTTAAACTCTTCGGAAAACTCGGACAATTTGATGTCGTAAGGAACCAGAACATCGCTTTGGTCACCCGAACCAGTCATTCCGTTGGTGTAATCGGGTTCTGTCGGGTCTGCCTCAGGCGGAAGTTCGTAGTGTTTATAGAACCCGGACGCCATTCTGTTGGCAACAGTGCGTTCCGAGAGGTGCTGGATGTGGGTGTAACGTTCTGCCGAGAAAAGATCGGAGGTATTATTTGAAACTACGAATTGGTCGGCTGGAACAAAGATAGAACAAGGGCGTTTCTTGTCAGGGTCGTACCAAGTTTTCTTGAAAGCGTCCCCGAAAAGAGCCGAGAACAGGAACGTCTTTTCTGAGTCCGGGTAGAACTCGGTCATTTTTTCTGTCAGTTGGTAATTAAGGTGCTGTTTGACCCGTCCCGCCCTGTCGATCTTCTCTTGGGTCTTCTTACCGATGATCTTTGTGTCGGCAGGACCGTTGGCCGGAAGAAGTTCCGTAGAGGCTTTGGATTGAAACTTGATTGCAGTCTCAAGGATTAGGGGATGAGTGGCGTAACAACCGCCGTTGACGATGGCCCCGGACTGGTCCCCAAGGTTCAAGCCTAGTAATCTTAGCCCTGTGATGGCATTAGCCATCCATACAGACCTAGTTCGTTCGTCTTCCTCTACAGCGTCCAGGACAGCCCTGCCAAGCCGTGCAAGCTCCTCTTCGTCAAAAAGGTAAGTCAAGTCCTCGAAGTGTGCCCCGATGCCGTAAGGCTCGCTCTGTGCTTCCTCGACGGCCTCTTCTTCGGCTGTTTCAACTTCTAGTTCCCCGTCTTCGAACTCAATCTCCATCTCCTCGTCACTTACGTTATCGAGGTTAGGTTCGTCTTGGTATTGTGGGGAGGTCTGGAACTTGTTGATAGGCACCCCAAATCAATACAGGGCTAGTTCCTGGTTGTGCAAGTTGTGAAGTTAAGTAAAATACGGTCCTAAAATATATGACAGCAATATTGACTTATCTAAGCGTAACCAATTGATCTTAATTAGTTAATTTGCACAAAGGTAAAAGTGAACAGTGTTCACTTCCTAGTGTTTACGAAACTAGTCGTAGCCGTAACGTATTGATTATATTAGGTTATATTTTTGCCCTAGTCGCACTAGCTCTGGATAGTGTAGGGTGCGCGGAACAAAGCAAAGGAAGCAACCAATAAGAAGCTCTTAGGAAATCTCCCTAGGAGCTATTATTTTAATTATTAGTATGTGTGTATATTACTAAGGAATGTGTCATAGAATGTGCTACTCTCATTATGGAGTAATTCCTTATGATCTGTTTAAGGCATCCGTTCATAGCTATCCGTCCTCAGTAATAGCCACGGTTATCCGCCCGAGGCAACAAATGTTTAAAGTTAGATGTTACCAGTAACCAGAGACCAATAGGTAGTTTTCTTAGGCGGAATCCTAGGATTGTCCAGGTCTTCTTCCAGTTCGCAAGCCCATCTGTTAGACGATAGTTCAAACGTATCTCTTAGATAAAGCAAGGCTTGTGTCAAACTGTCGCATAAATCGTCGTTGCTGTAGTTTGGAAAAGCAAGACATTCGTTAATAAGTTCCTTTGAGAACCACTTGTTAGGAATGAAAACTCTTCCCGATCTAAGAATGGGCGTGACCGAGTGTGCCCTTGTGATCTTGTCAACGGTCGGTGTGTAACCGTGAACCGGCCAACCTCTTCTAGTCAGTTCTTGAATGACGGTCTGGCCCGACCCTTTGTTCTCGACCACGAACACGTCAGGATCGTAAGCGTCCCTTATTTCTTCAATCTTTTCAAATAGATCGGTAAAGTTCCAACGTCCGTGGTGAGCTTCCAGCAAACACAGATTGTTCACCACCGCTTCTCGGCCTTGGTTTATACCGAACTTCACAATCTCGTTACGTTCAAAGATACCCCATACGGTGAAAGCCGAGTAATCCGCCGATTCTTTCGTAGAGAAAGCCGTGTCCATGGAAACGATAATGAACTTGATGTTGGACGGAGGTTCTGAGTGATCCCACACCTTGAAATCCGACTTTTTGAAAATGTTACCTTCTTCGATGACAGGGCGTTGAAGATAGATAGCGTTCCAATCTTCAGGAGAGTTGGACCGTTCAAGGTCTTTGATTTCCTCAAGAGGTTTAGTCTCTGGCCAATAAGATGACCCAACGGCAAGACCAAGTAGCTTGGAAGCATTTTCGTCAATAATGGCTGGAATAGAGATAATCTCCCACGGCCTAGGCGATCCTTTGATAGGTTTGTCCGTAGTGCCGTCCAGCTTCTGGAGGAAGCCTAGAAGATCGTTTACGTGCCACCTTGTCCCGATCATCAGTTCCGAGCCGTAACGCCACAAACGAGAGCGAGCCATAGGCACGTAGTTCCGGTTGATCCGTTCCCGCTCCGTCTTGGACTTAGCGGCGTGGTCGGCCATCATATCGTCCCCGATAACGATGTTGGCACCGCGACCGGCGATCTTACCATCCACACCGGCACAGAAATAAATACCGTTAGCCGTAGTTTCCCATCTTTTTGCAGACCTGGAATCCTTTTTCAATTGCGTCCGAGGAAAGATACTTTGATACTCGAACGTTTTCATAAGGTCTCGAATAGGCCGGCCGGACACGTCTTCGATCAGAGACTGAGTGTGGGAGATGTGAAGGATTTTCCATTCAGGATGACGCCCGAACAACCACGAGACGAACAAATTGGAAAGTACCGTCTTCATGGAACGAGGAGGCAAGGAAATCTGGACACGCTTAGGCTTGCCGTCCACAACACCTTGTTCCATGGATTGAAGTTTCTCGCAAAGGTAACGGATGTGAGGCCCATCCTCGAACGTTTGTCCAAGGAACGTCTCGGCCATCAAACAAACATAAACGTAAAAGTTATCCCTAGCCTTGGTTACGTTGTATTTTTGAAGAACTTCAAGAGCTTTTTCCCGTTCAATAGCCGAGAAAGAAGAAAGATTCTCCGTAATATAGTTAATAGTTTGTTCTAGTTCTACAGACATAGGTATCCCGGACCAGGTATTGTGCCAAAAGAATGTGCCGCTATACTAAATATAGTATACCTAGTTCAACGTGCTTTTGAGAGCAAGCCCGGCGATCTTGAGATGGTTTGATAAATCTTCCGTCACCATGTCCTCTTGCATCCCGGTCTTGGCCAGTTCGTTATCCGGCTTAGGATCGGCCAGCCCGGCCTTTCGAGAAATCTTGTTCAACTCGTTCAACTGGGTCGATTCGTTAGTCGATAGTTTATCTTTTACACCTTTTGGTGAGAACAAACCGATACCGGTTCCAAGAAGCTGGGCCGCTTCGTTGGCCTCTTTGTATTTACCGTCCGACATGGCAGCGTTGAACGAATCTCTTAACATCCCGATAATCTCGTAACGGTCGATGCCTTCCGCCTCCAGCTTACGAAGCGTGGAAAGAACGATAGCTTCTTTGATGATAGGTTTTTGAAGATATTGCCAAGCGATAAGTCTAAGAGAGTCCCCTTTTGCCGCACTTCCCGATCTGATCATAACCTCGGACAAAGTGTCCCAGTCTTTAGCAATGTAGTGCGTGACGAACCGTTGTTGTTGTGGAGTCAGCGACGCCATGATACTTGCAAGACGTTGTGCTCTTTTTTTCTTGTCATCGTATTCTTTTGACCTGCGGTGCTCCTTGGAAACAACTTCGGAAAGAGGTTCGTTGCCATCTCTTAGAACGTTAAAAAGATGGTCGATGTCAAGAGAGACCTTTTCAAGCATCTCATCGTCCGTCGCCGGGCACGCATCCGTGTCGAACGTAGTCTTTTCAGGTTCGTAATCGAGAACAGGATGGTAAGTTTCCAGTTCGCCCTCTTTGTAAGCCGGGGACCGCTTCTGTGGTTTCTTTGCCATGCCACGGACTTTACATTTACTTCCAGTATACGTGCAAAGTTATAACACTTGTAACTACGTATGTAATAACGTATGGGGTGTTGTTTTAGAAAGGAGCATCCCCACCCATCTAAACCGGATACCAAATATTTTTTATGGGCTGTATAAGACTATTTTACGGTCCCTTTGCCTCTTTTCTTCCCCCTCCCCCCTCCTTGGATAACACCCTCACCCAGGCACCCTCCCCTATCTGTTCCTCATCTGTTCACGTTACGTTCGCGTAATCCGGACCTATCTATCCCCCCAGCCGCCTTGCCTTCGCCCGTGTGTGGCCATCCTGTGGTGAGACTATATTCTTACCCACAAGAACAGACCAAGAACAACACCACTCACGGGATTATATACCTAAAATAATATTAAGTGAATATAATGTTCAACGTTCAATCGTATCATCACATCTGTTTCCTCGGATACATTCCTTAGTAATCTAACTAAGCATCAAACATTAGATAGCTAACTAAGTAATATTCATTAGTGAGCTAACTAAGTAATATTCATCGATGCCCAGGTCCTGGTGCCATGCTCGAGATGCCCAAGTCCTGGTGCTAAATAGGATTTGTGGCCCATTCTGAGAAATTGCCCAATGTTATCAATGACTTGGGAAAGGAATACCCCTTGTCCCA